TACTGGGAGCAGGAGTTTCCTCAACTCAACCCCGTCAAACGCCGCGGAAACCGCCGGTATTATCAGCGCCAGGACGTGCTGATGATCCGGCAGATCCGCGCACTCCTTTACGATCAAGGTTTCACCATCGGCGGCGCACGCCTGCGTTTGTCCGGCGATGAAGCCAAAGACGACACGACCCAATACAAGCAGATGATTCGGCAGATGATTGCCGAATTGGAAGATGTACTGGTGGTGCTCAAGAAATAAAAAGCAGCGTTTGAATACTTCCAGTTTTCAAACGCTTGCGCTATATTCTTGAGCGTTCTTCGAGGTGGAGAGCGAGTTGCAAGACCAGTCGGGGCGTAGCGCAGTCCGGTAGCGCACTAGCATGGGGTGCTAGGGGTCGAGTGTTCGAATCACTCCGTCCCGACCATATAATTCAACGACTTAGCCGCTTTCGAGCGGCTTTGTTGTTTCTGCCATAGTGACTTTCCGAGTGACCTTGGCATTTTCGATCATGCTTCCCTCCTTTTCAGAATCGTCAGCGCTGGTGCGCGCGAGTCGGTTGCTGATACCTTATTTGCCGCCGCAATGAGCTGATCCAACTCCGCTGCCGAGTAGTGGCTGGTGATGCTCCCGTTCTTGTGGCCGAGCAGCGCTTTGCGATCCTCCTCAGTCACGCCAGCAGCACGCAGCCTTCTCCCAAAGGTGTGCTTCAAGTCGTGAATTCGGATTCTGGCAAAGCCGTCATGTGCCGGCCGCAAGAATTTCTCCTGCCACTTCTTCGCCGCTCGGATCCGCGCCTTCTTCCAGGCCGAGTCATTCATGCGGTGAACCGTCGTTTCATTCCCATCACCATCTGGCTTGCCAAACGGGAAGACGTAGAGCGGATGCTTGCCGCGCTGCTTCTCGATCACTGACTTGGCAACGTCATTCATCACGACCAGACGCTCGTCTCGGTTCTTCACGCCAGACCTGGCGCTTCTTCCCCCAAATCCCGCAGGTATCAGGAACACGCTCGTTCCCAGCTCCGGTACCGCAATCTCCCAATTCCACTGAAGCTTGCAAACTTCCTGTTCCCGGCAACCCGTATTGACCTTGAACATCGCCATGGTCTGAAGGTGCGCCGGGAGTTCGGCGAACAGGATCGACTGTTCTTCCCATGAAAGCGGGTAGGGCTTTCGGCTGTTCGTTTTCTCGTCCAGCAGGGAAATCATCGGCACCACGTCCAGCAGCGGCCGTCGCTCCTCGTCTCGCCATTTGCGTGCACAGAGATTCAGCACGCGGATGACCCGCTGAAGCGCGATATTCACTGTCCGGTTTGTGACTGGCTTCCCTACCGCTGGATTCAGCTTCGACTGGATGTATGGCGCGAGGGCATCGTCATCGATGTGGGTCAGCGGCATGTCGCCAATAAACGGATCGAGCTGCTCCATATAGGTGGCCGAGATGTGAATTGAAGCCTGATCCTTCACTTCCAGCAGGAAGCGAGTTGCCGCCTCCCGCCACGTCCTGACCCTCCGGACGCCGTACACCTTTTGCTGGCGCAACTGCTCCAGCTTGTGAATCAGGTACTGCTCTGCTTCGGCGCGGTTACAAGTGCCAGTACTCTCTTGAATTCGTTCTCCTCTGTACTTTTTGTCGATCTTCCAGATGCCGTTCGGCATTTGCTGGAGGCCGGTGATTGCTTTTTGGGCCACGGCGTTGCTCCTTTCTTCTTGCCCTGGCGCTCGCTGCGAGGGCGATTGTTGTCCTGATTCGCGGCCTTTTCAATTGCCATGGTCTCGATATAACGATCAGCCCACTCATCAAGCTCGATTCGGTCGAAGCCGACGCCTTGTTTCCCGATCGGGAATTCCCGGACGTTGGGGCGGACTGTTTTGTTGAATTCCTCCCGGCACATGCCGAGATAGCCGTATGCCTCGCCGGCGCGAATGAAGCGCGGGAGGATTGGCGCGACCTGAGCCGCGCTACGATTTGTCATGAGGTATTGCTCCATGCCGCGCGTGGCGGCAGAAGGTGGTTATTCGGTGCGGAAGACTTCGGCGCGGACGGAGCGCCATTCCTGTTTTGTGGTGACCGGCTCTCGGCCAAACCATTGCTCTGCTTCTTTCGCCAGATCCTCGCGCGCCTGGCTCCATCCGCCACCGAGGCGAAGCGCCAGAACTCGCACCTGATCGCCGAGCGACTTGCACCGCCCGATCTTGGTTCCTGCGCAAATAAACATGCGTGCACCTCGCCCGCCGTAAACCGGCAGGCTGTTGAGTTGGGGGAGGGGTTATTGCTAATTCAGTTCGGCAGGGACTTGCACCGTGGAGCCGCGCTCGGCATAAACCACCGCGCGGAACACTGCGATGGTTCGGGTTTCGCCGGTCTGGCGGTTGAACGGGTCGTTCGTCATGTCGGCCAGCCATGGGTGCCGGTGGCCAATATCGACCCAAACGCCGTACTTCTTGATCAGTTGCTCGGCGTCGGGCAGGGCGAACAGTTGCAGCTGACCGGTGCCGGGCTGCTGGTCACCCTCGATCGCGTTGATTGCCCAGTCCAGCGCCGGGCCGGTCAGTTCTTCGGTGCGGACGCTGACCAGGCGGTTCATGAGCAAGCAACCTTTGCGGATAATCGGTCTTCAAAGACTCGCAGCTTGCGATGCATTCCTTGGACGATCCGCTCCTCAAGCTCTACCGACGCCAGCAATATGGCCAACGATTGGGCTTTTGCATTAACCCAAGCCGCATGAGCCTCAAACTCTGACCTGAAGTAACCCAGTGCCTTGCGTTGGTTGCCGACGTTGCATTGCGCTCGATATTTTCCAGAGGCTTTGTGAAAGCTCACGCCTACAAGTCCGGAATTTTTCGCCCCGCATTTCGTCCAGAACACGTTCACGCTTTTTGGGACAAAGCAGCATGTCTGTGGGGAGTAATAAGTGCCGTCGCCGAGGATGTCCTTGTCCAGCTCGTTACCCTGCCACGGCATGGTTTCCATCCACGACCTGAACTTCGAGAAGCTCTTCCACTCATCACAAACGGTTGTTTTCGCGTAGGTTGGATTTCTGGATTTGAACTTGCCGTTGTGACACCGCATGAGCATATGCGACCAGCGCCGGTAATAAGGACAGTCGAACTCTGTAATGTATTTTTTGACCCCATTAGCAAAGTACGGCTTGTTCATCTGGATGTCGTAATCGGCATCGTTGATGCCCCACCCACAAACCAACTTATTCATCGCCAAGGGCCTCGATAGATGAGGTAGGCCATGTAGAGCGGGGCGAAGATCATAGTAGGTGTGCTCCTGCTTCTAGGAGGTCGTCGCGGTCTTGGCGCAGCGCTTCGTTCTCTGCGATCAGTGCCAGGACTGCTTCGGGGTTGGCCGCCGCAATGAATGCCGCGTCTTCGGCCGTCATGCTCACCATGTGGTGAACTGGAGCTTCGTCAGTGCCGAGGGCCACGGAACCATTGACTACTGGGTATGGCGCCTTGAGCTGCGGGTGATCCTTGGTGGTGAAAATCCGCCGCTCAACGTGCGGTTGCCCGAGGCGACACGGAAGTTCGGTTTCGATTACCTGCCAGCCGCCCTGCGTTGCAGCCTCGGCCAGTTGTTTGAGTTTTGAATGGTCGGTCATTGCTGCTCTCCATCGCGCTGCATCATGTAGGCGAGTTGTTCGTTGGTGAGCGGGCGTGAGCCCATGCGACGGCGATAATCTGAGCGCTGATGCTGGCTGCAAAACAGCGTGCCCCGCACCCTTTGCGATCTGCACTCGTGGTCGCCTGACTTGGCGGCGCAGATGGTTGATTTTTCGCTCATCCGATCACCGCCTTTATGGTCAGTACCAATGGAAGCCAGAAGAAGAGGGTGCAGCCGAGTGCGCACTTGGTGATCATGGTGCGGCCCTATCGTTTTGGATTTGATTTCTCAGCGCAGCCGCTTCGATTGCCGCCGACGCGACGTCGACGTGATAGCCGCCGCAGTGGACTTTCTTGTTCGCTCTGACCTGGACGAACCATCGTTCTTTCCTGCCGTCCCAATACACGCCTCGAACACCACTTGCACCTCGTCCGGGACCATCAGGTACGGAGGCAAGGCGATACGCTTGGTTCTCTGCGTATGTCGCAAGGCGCAAGTTCTGCCATCGGTTGTCGTCGCGCACAGCGTTTCGGTGGTCGACGTGCATGTCTGCCGGCGGATAGCTGCCGGTCATGTAAAGCCACGCCAGTCGGTGGGCTTGATGCTTGATCCCATCAATCGAGATTTTCACGTATCCGTCTTTGTCGAACTGCCCGACCTTCGGCCGGCGCCGTCCCAGATGCGTGAATTTTCCTGTGTCGGGGTCGTACACCACTTTTTCCAGCAGGCGTGCGTGCGTGAGTTGGCGCGTTTTCATGGGCGCACTCATCCTTTGCCGCTATAGCGGCTGACTTTGAAGGGGGAGGGTTCATTTTGCGGTGTGATTTGAGTTAAATTGTCACGTTTTGCATCTTAAATCCCATCCGATAGTAGGCTATCTAGTTCACCTGCTGTCTTATTTGCAGTTTTAATTGATCTGTAGGAGAGGTTCTAAATGGAAGTTGGTGATCTGAAGAAGCTGGATGTGTCATTGTCTACGAATCTTGCGATTTTCTTTTTTTCATTTATTGCGCCCGGATTCTTAATCTTTTATCAGTATGAGTCAGGGACTTTTCTTTCCATTGATTTTTCTAAGTTGATCGTCTTGGCGATCGCGATCTCATCCCCTACGTTTGTATTTCCTATCGTCTTTACTGCATTTTTTGCGCAGGTCGTTGCTGCGAAGATGCCAGATAAGCGATACCTCTGGGGAACCCCGACTGATTGGTATCTCAGGCATGGTGTAGGTAATGCGTTGAATATGTATACAATCATTGCCACGGTTTGGGTTTTCGATTTAAAAGTTTCATTTATTTCTTGGCTTATACTTTTTACTGTTATTTTGAATTTGGTAATTGAATCAATTAATCTCCGGATGTTTTTAAAAAATCCATCTGCAAGGAATTCGATTTGGTTTGAGCCATTAAAGGCAGTTAGCACAGATGAAAATAAAAAAGAAGAGTAACTTCATAATCTATATTTGATCATTGTTATTTAGGGTAATTTCGGTGTGCGGTACTGATCGCATAGGGGGGCTGGGGTTCTTCGCGACGTTTACTGCGCGGCCAAGCCCCATCTCCAGACCGGTATCGGCGCCGCCGCCACCGCAGAAGAAGTCGACAACGATCTCATCGTCCTGAGCGCTGAAGCCGAGTCCGTACTGAGTTTTGAAATCGAAGGGATGTTTCTTCTGTTGTGCGGACATAGAGGATCCTCGCCGGTAAATTCAGCGTTTCATTTAGGAGTGGTGTGGATGGGTCAGGCGGTGCCGAAAAGGTCGAGCTGGTCAGATTCGGCTTGCTGTTCTTGCTGGCGGTTGATTTCGTGCTCAATTCGCGATCGGGCGATCGCCGCGTACTGCTCGTCGATCTCGCAGCCGATGAACTGAAAGCCTTCGCGCATGGCGGCCTTGCCGGTGCTGCCGCTGCCCATGAATGGATCGAGAGCAACTCCGCCGGCCGGTGTCACCAGGCGCAGCAGGTAGGCCATCAGGTCAGTCGGCTTCACCGTGGGATGGCTGTTGCCGTTTCGAGTACTCCATTCGGCTGTCTCGCAGTCGCGCATTGTTGCGTCCTTGGCGACAGCGGGAGCATTCGAGCTGAGAAGACCCTCGTTGCGATCTTTGCGACTGGTCTTGGCGCAGTAGAAGAACCGCGCCGCGCTCCCGCTGTCGGCGTGGAAAGCTCCGGCCACCCGTTCGCGCATGCCGCTGTACTTGACCGCCCCGCTGAATCCGTTGGCCGTGGGTTCATTGCCGGTCACAGGCGCAGAGGCGCCCGCCGAAGCGGGAAACAGCGCGACGACATCGGCGCTGCCGTCGTGAATCAGATTGGCTGGCCATCGTCCAGCTGAATGTCCGCCGGCGATCGGGCCGGGCGCAGATCCGCCTGCGGCGAAGTTGCCGCCCTTGATTGCTCCGTTGCTGATCCGGGCCGTGTCGTCTCCGGTTGTTACCCGGCAACGATCGATATTCAGGGCGCCGGTTCCGTGCGCTATGACGTTGGCTGCGACCGTGCTGGAAAATGGTTTCCGAGCGACAGTGATTGGCTCAAGCGCCGGCTTCAATGCTGTGCCCCAGCCTTCGTGCGACCCGCCCAGATTGTGCGACTTCGGGAAGCCTGAGCCATACACCCAGGCAATCATGTCGCGGATCTCGAATCCGGCATCCTCGATTCGGACAGCCATGCGGTGCTGAGTGCGAGTGCCGGCGAAAGCCAGGAGGTGGCCGCCCGGCTTGAGTACTCGCAGACATTCGGCCCAGACCTCAGTCGCCGGCACGTCGTAGTCCCATTTTTTTCCCATGAAGGCTAGGCCGTACGGCGGGTCAGTAACAACGCTATCGACGCTGCTGTCTGGCATCTGCCGCAACAGATCCAAGCAGTCGCCGACCAGTATCTGGTGAGTAGGTGGCATAGGGGATCCTCGCCGGCTGGCGTGATTCGTAGAAGTGGGGTATGTATCTCTGAACTCACACTGGCAGGAGGCCGACATGAGGTTGCAGAGCGATGTAGATGCGCTGGCGGCGATCGAAGAGGACGCCAAGGCAATGCTGAAACGGATAGGGCTGCCGGACGACGCGGTGAAGCTTGAGGTGGTCGTGTTCCTTCGGGAGGTGATCGACCTGGCCAGCTACATGGAGTCGAAGCATCGGCTGGTTGAAGCGCCGGCGTTCGTCTGAGCTGGCGCATTGCCCGCCGTTGCGGTATTTGTGTTCGGCCCGGCATGGGGCCGGATAGAGGGCAGGTAATGGATTGGGAATGCGTTTCTTATTGGATCGAGCATCACCCGGGCCTGGCTTCTTGGGTGCAGGCGGTAGGCTCGGTAGCAGCAATACTCGTTGCCATTTATCTCGCAAGCGGGGAATCAAGAAGAGCAAAAAAAGACAGAAAGGAGCATGAAAGAGTTGTGATCTCGGGACTCATTGCAATGGCAGACAGCGCAGCTCTCGCAGTTGAACGCCTACATGCAAAAGTCTCTCCGAACTCAAGAAGTGCTGAGGATGTTGCTTACGTTGAAAACAGTCTTGCATCATTTATGTCGATCAATTTACTGACGCTTCCCAATGAAAAAGTCCTTAATGAGGTTCTCAAGGTGAGATCAACCTTAGAGGTAGCCCTGCAAAAAGAAAGCTTATGCCATGGCTTAATGGATCAAGAATCTGCAAAAAAGGCACATGCCCTTATCAAGGAAGCAAGTAACCTTATCTATGCTTCGTCGTTCAATTTGAAGGCTCTTCGAGCACATATTCATTAAAATTTGACGCAAACTCCAGCATTTGGTCATTGCGGCCTGATCGCATCAGCGCCGCCCTCCGTGACCGGTGGTGGCATTTTGGTTTGGGTTGGGGTATTACGGGTGACCGGCATGGAGCCGGATCAAGGAGAAGCAAATGGCAAAATCGACTGATAGCGTGATTTCAATCGTTAGGGCAGGCGGCAATGTAATCATCGGCGAGCAGCACTCGACGGACAGTGTTATCTCAATCGTGCGTGCCGCGGTTCAGAGCGGAGCCCATGTTACGGTTAAGGAAGGGAATAAATCGACTGATAGCCTGGTATCTATCGCTAGGGCAGGCAAATCAAGCGTAACATTCGATCTTACATAATCTGAGTAGGGTTGAAGACTTCATCGCCAGGGTAGCGCGCTAGCTCGGCGAGGCTTTCATTCCTAAATTCTAGCGACACCTTTTCAGTAATCAGAAAAGGTGTCGTGACACATTGCAGCATCTTGGCCTGGGTTTCGAAGTCGCCGGCGATCAGGTTCATCAGCAGCAGTTGGTAAACCTCCTGCTGGTTGTTGATGCCGTGCGCGGCCATCACTCGCTTGAGGTCAGGCTTGAACACACCCGCGACCTCAACCGTAAACTTCTCGACGCCCAATGCAGCGTCCTTTGCTGCTGCTTTCTCGCGCTTCTTGCGCTGCTTCTTGGCTTCCTCCGTCAGTTCCTTTTCCTCGGCCATGGCCTACCTCTTCAATTCCGCTGGCCGGCAAGTCCAGCCAGGTCTGTCGTTTGCGTTGTTGGGGTCTGGAACGTCTCACGCTGCGACCTTCACCTGATGCCAAGCGCCGGCGGCGTAGAACAGCTTCGCGGCTTCGGCTTCATCCAGCGAGATTTCGTCCGGAATGGCAATCCAGCCTGACGCGACCAGATGGGTCGGGTTTGCGCTGTTGCGCAGCTCCAGGTAGTAATGCTCGATGGCATCGGTGAGGCGCTCGACCTTGTAGATGCCCTCGGGCGAGATCTCCACCGACTTGATGTACTCGGCGCCGCGCTCATCTCGACACATGGCGGCGATGCAGATCGTCCAGCGGTAGGAGAAGTCGAAGATCGCGTTGGCAATCGCCAGACTGCGGATCTGCTTGCAGCTCTTCCAGTTCGCCATGATCTGGCTGCCACTGGGGTCGATGTTCACCACCGCGACGTGGTTGGTGCGAAGCAGCGCCCGGCAACTGCGTTCAGCCCGAGCGAAACCGTTGTTGGGTTTGCGTTTCGACTTCATATCGAGTCCGCCATTTTTCGCAGAGCCTTGCGGTCAGCGGCCGATATCGGCTTCGGGCGCCGCTTGAGGACCGTTTCAGGGTCTATTTTCTTCGAGCGGGGCGGTGGCAGCGGATTGCGCGGCGGGCTTTTCAGTTGATCGATCCGCCCGCCGGCGGCCAGGTATTGCGCGATTCGTTCAGAGATCGATTCGGCATCTGTCCGGTGCTGCTCAACGAGGTTGAGGTGGTTGCTGATCATGCTGACCTCACTTGATCCGGATCGAGCTGTCGCCGCGCTCCAAGTGCGCGTAGGCCGGCTCTTCGATCAGTTCGTGTTCTGCGTCTTCGCCGGCGGCCATGCGCTTGCGCACAGATTCGTTGTGCTCACGAATTTCCTTGAGCTTGGCGGCGATCGCGTTCTTGTCAGGGGTAATGCAGGTGCTCACCGCCGTGAATTCGTCCGGCACCGCGTCTTCGTTATCGACGATGACCTTCTCCTTGCCCAAGGCCAGGGTGATGGTGAACAGCGGGCGCTTGATCGACTTGAGGTTGGCGGCTTCCATGTTCCGACGCAGGTAGTCGCTGATCTGCGAAACGCTGTTGGACTTGATGCGCTTGAGCTCTTTCAGGCGCTCAATCTCAGTATCGATGGCCGTTACGTCGCTCTCGATGTTGCGGCGCAGCATGACGATATTGTCGGCCTTCACCTCAAACTCGCCTTGGATCTCGTCCATTGCGTGCTGCAGGGCCTCTTTCAGGCCCTCGTCGTCGGTGTCTGCCATTCCCTGAAGTTCGGCAAGCTTGCCGGTCAGTGCGTAGAGCTGGGTCATGCTGCGTCCTCTTTAGGTGATTCGAGTTGTGCCTTTCGTTCTTCGAATGCCTTGGCGATGCGCTTGATAAAAGAAACCTCGTTTCGGCGAGTTGCTTCGCGGACATACTGAACGTTGAGCAGGTTCAGCTCATGGAGCTTCACGGCCTTGCCAATTGTTTCGACGGCCGACTCCAACCAGGCGATGCGCGCCTCTTTCTGGCGCTTGATTTCCGCATCCTTGTCGTCTGCGTTAGTAATTGCCTCTTCTTCCTTGAGTTGTTGCACATAGCCTTCGTCATCGAAAAGACCGAGGAACACGTCCGCGCTGAACCCGAGCATGGAAAGTGCTTTTTTGATTGCGTCAGTCAGCGACTTCTTCGGCGCCTCGCCGTCGGTGGTCATGCCGTAGCTGGTCTTGTACTGGTACCGGGTGCAGCCGTATTGCTCGATCTCGCCGCGCTGACCGTCTTGGGTAAACCAGAGGGCGATTTTGAGTGTGTGACCGATTTCGCGACCGATGCAGGAGCGTTTGTCGCCCTCACCGATGTAAATTTCGTGGCCCTCATCGAAGCGCTCTTCGATGATCTTCCAGCCCCAACCGATGCCGACCGGGCCGAACAGCTCGGTGGCCTTCATCACCATCGCGGTGCCGCTCAGGCTGGTGATGTCCTGGCCGTTGACTTTGGCTTTTTTGGTGAACCGGGTGTCTGTCTTCTCGACCAGAGTCCAAATCTTCATGTTTTTATCGGACATGACTGTTCTCCGCGCCACCGGAGAGGGGCGCTGTGGAAGGGTTATTCGGTGGCTTTGCTGATGGCGGCGCGGAGCTCCAAGATTTCTCGGAACTCCAGATCCTCAGCTCGATCGCCAATGCCCGGAACGTAGTCAAAAGAGGCAATGAATTTCGCCCAGGCATCTACCGTTTTTTGTGCGGCGGCCAGAAGGTCAGGCGCGGCAGCCATGAGCCGCGCATCAGCTGTGCGACGGCAATAGTCTGCAAGGTCAAGATCAGTTGCCGACAAGACTATCGACGGCTCAAAAGAGGCGCCGACGATCTTGATGAAGCCAGGGTAATGCCCATCGACCACTTTCCACGGCCCGGGCGTGTGGCTTGATTCAGGCATGACGAAATCCTTGCCGCGACGTGCGCAGCGCTTGAAGTTGACAGTCAGGAGGTGATGCGGTCGGCGAGGGCGCTGAGCAGCATCAGGAAGGTGTAGATCGCGAGGACTCGAAACGCTCCGCGCCGGATCAGCACGCGGCGTGCCCGCTGAAGACTGGTCATCGGAACACGTTGTAGGTGGTGGAGCGCGGTACCTGGCAGACACCGGACGAATCGCGAGCCGCGCTGTAGGCAGCCAGAACCACAACTAGGCCAGCGGCAAGGCACCAGAACATGATCTTCATGGCCGAGCCCTCACAGCGATGCGTCCGCCTTTCATGGTCACCGACAGGCGCTGAGGGAGGCTGTCGACCAGATCCTCGCGTTTGCGGCCGATGACTTCGTTGAAGGGCAGGCCGAAGCCGAGTATCGCGATGCGGCGCTCGATATCGTCGAGCTGCTCATCGACCAGCGTTTTCACGAGAGGGGTTGTCATGCCGAAACTCCTTTCAGATGCGCGTTTCGCTCGACGAACTTGGCGTCCAGCGCATCGCGATAACGATTGGCAGTGCGGGTGTCGATGATCTGGGCAAACTCGGCCATTTCGATCATGCCCATGACGAAGGTGCGATCCGGCACTGGAGTGCATGACTTGCGCATCTTCGCGATTTCAAGGCCCAGCCGGGCGAGTGCTACCTGATTGCTCATAGCTCGTTGTCCTCGGCCTGGGCGATCAGCGCGTCATCGACAAGGGGTCGAAGTAGGCCCTCTGCGATTTCGCCGAGCTTGCCCAGTGGGTGATCGCTTGGGCCGAGCAGTTCGGCGGCCGCGACCTTGTCAGCATGGCCGCGCTCGGCGCCGATCAGCAGATACCCCAGCGAAGCCGTGGTGACCCCGCAGTCTGCGAGCCGTCCGTTTGCATGCTCATCAACTGCCAGAGCGAGCTGGGCCAGCGTGACGCCCTGAGCCGGCCGCATGCGGCGCTGGAATGAGACGTCGCAGCCGAACCGCGCCAACTGCTCAGCGGCGTTGTACAGCCACTCAGCCCGAGCCACTTCCTGCGCGCTCTCACTCACCATCGGAGGCAACTGCGCGTCGTGCATGGCCTGACAAATCTTCAGTGCTGCGTTCATGGTTGCCTCCAAATCGGCGTTATTCGGTGGAGATCGGTTTGAACAACTCGATTTCATCGATGGGGTATGCGCCATTCTCCTCACCGTAAAACCAGCGCTTGCTGGTGCCTTCCATTTCTATTTCTTGGCAGGCCTGAGGGGATCCATCGAGGATCATCAGATAGCGAGCGCCGATTTCACGCTCTGGTAGCTCGCCAATCGGAATCCAATTACTCATGCTGCCTCCGGCCAGTGGCGCTCAATGCTTTCTTTGGCGTACGGCGAGAGGCGCGCGTAGCCGTTTACCGATCCGCACCCCGGCATGGTTCCTTCAAGCTCGACGCAGGCGCGGATGTCGCAGCGGCGCGAGCAAACCCAGCCGCCGTAATGGCAGCGGTGGACTTCACCTTTCGGCTCGGGGTGATAGGCGAGGCCGCCTTTCCACGATGGCGAGCCGCGCAGCTTCAGCCCGCAACCTCGGCAAACTGCTTGTGTGTCGGTGCAGTTGTGCATGACGACCTCCAGTGTTTGGGGTTAGGCGGAACGGGCGGCGAGCATTGCGTCAGCCAGTTCGTATGCCGAATTTGCGATCTTCTGGCTGGTAGCCAGGCCCCACGTGTCGGCATGGGCGCAGATGCCTTGCATCGCCTTGGCCGCGAAGTAGTCGCGAGCCGTGATTCCGAAGCAGGTACCGTGTCCGCCGTATTCGTTTGCGACTACAGGGAATGCGGGCTCTTTACCGAAATTTGAGGATTGGCACTCGAAGCAAACACCGCCGGACTGTTCCGACTCTTCGATCAGGCTGTTGCACGTCAAGCACGACCCGAAACGCTCGGGATCTGGCGGCTGAAAATTCATGACTTTCTCCACTCGTTGATTGATCCAACAAAGCTCGGATGCACTCATCCGCTCCGCTGGTTGCCGTTGGGCGTGGAGGGGAGTGCATTCGGGATTGGTCGGGAAGGGTGGCCCGGTCTCGCTGCTGGCGACAGACCGGGTTTGCAGCATCAAGTTGTCTTCGTGCGCTGGGGTGGCCTACCGCATTCGGCCGATGCGCGGTGACATCGACGGCCTACTGTCCGCTGCCTGTATGAGTGATGGGCGCCGGCCTTCAGGCTTGCCGCGCCGCGCAGGTGAATCGCTCACGTTTACATGGCTGCCATTCCTCTGATTGAAGGCAACTGCCGAGAAATCCTCGGTAGTTGGTGGAGATGCAGGTGGGCGGTTATAGGCCGCGGTTTCGTCCGCATCGGGGTGTGATTTGGTAGGGATTCGAACCCAAAAGAATTACGTCGATTTCGGCAGCGCTACCTAGTCGACACCACCCCGCACGCAGGGCGCCCCTGATCCGCCGAGGCAAACTCCAAATCACACCCCGATGCGCTCTCATAGAGAGGATCGGGCAGTTAACGACAGGCTGTCGTGGCGCTGGTTGTTCTTTGGCTACCGCCATGGATAGCCCGGGTATGGCTCGCCAGACAACCCATGTTCTGCTTGTCCGGCCAACTTCTCCCAAAGTGCTTTGAGACGCTTTCGACCCTTCTTCGTATCCTGATCCGGTATCACCGTCTTCGCCAAAGCGAGGCCGCATTCTTCGCTGCAACAGCTGAAGCCATGACCCCACGAAGTGCTCCACATGCGTGCGCCGCCCCATTCTTCTTTGGCGTCTTTCGCGCCGCAGTGTGGGCAGTCGTGAGTGAGATAGTACTGTCTGTGACGCATTTCACTGCCCTCGGTTGTTTTCCCAATGCACCCGTCACCAGGTGCATCAGTGAAAAATTCCGTGTTACTCCGCACCCGCTTACCAGGTCATTCACTCAGTTCGGTCAACACCTCGTCCGCCGTCGCAGTGGGCTGCGCGTGGGCAGGCTTTCGGGCCTGTCGGATCGCCGGTCGCCGGTAGAGGCAAGTGCGGTTTTGTTCATCGGTTTACTGACCTCCCACCGATGGAGCCGGGAGTGACCTAACCGGACTGGCCGGGTAGTCGTTCATGGCGCTGGTTGTTAAAGAGCGACGCGGCTTTCGCTGCAGGGCCGTTGTTGTCTGGCTTGCGAATAAAAGTAGCAGTGCTGCTATTTAATGTAAATAGCGCTGCTAATAATATTTTCAGCTGGCACAAAAAAGCCCGCGCTTGGCGGGCTTTAGATGGGGTGTATGATTTTACTTTGTTGCATTGAGTACCTTGCGCATACCTTCCATATCGTCTTGCGAAATCTTCCCCTCAGTACCGCAGACCTGGAACTCGATGAGTTTGGCTGAGGAAAGACGCTGGAGATTGGCGCGGTCTACTCGCTTGTCGAAGCGCTCTATTACAGCTGAACTCGCGCCAGCTGACGAGTATTCAAGCTCCAAATATGGGTCTAGAACTCCGTCCACAAGCCAGTTCGTATGGTTGCAGTCCCGAAAATTCCCACTCTCGCTCCAAGTCATCAGTTCGATCTTGTAGTACCCAGGGACTAAATCGCCTTTTAGGTAGAGCGCGACGGTCGAAAAAGAGAAATCTTCTGCATTGGACGGTAATGCGCTCCAGGTAACAGCTCTGTTTCCGGTGAATCTGTCCGTCTCATCCCTGAAAACTCCAGCGCTAGCTGAAAGAGAGTTGATAAAAAAGAGTGCTGCGAGAAGTGCGCGATGAACCATGGTATCCCTCCCCAAATAAAGCCTGCACCTTACCATTCGTGGCGCTGCGCCACCATGCGAAGCGCCGTCAGTCCCGCCATTGAACACTTCTGCAACTGACAATTTGTGCGAGCCCACAGCCGACCGGGTGATTTACGATGAGCGATGATAGACGGAGCAGGAGAAGGAGCACGAGAAGGAGAAGGCCGTATGGCGCCTCTAAGGGCCAGAATTCCGGATGGATACAGAGGAGCGGTAGGGTAAGCTCTGGAAGCTGGAAGACAAGGCGTATGCCCTCTATGTGCAATCGGTAGAGAGGCTAGGGGAGAGTACTGCTATGCCAATATGTCTGCAGAACGCTTGGGCGCGCGAAATATATAATGCTTCTCAAACTGATACGAAAGGGGTTGACAATCGAGGTTTTGCGGGGTAATAATTTTTTCGCTGCAAGAATGCGCCATTGTGCCAAGGATTGACCTAGAAGCTGGAAGCAGGTTCGAGAATTGGCTGGTATAAGGGATTATTATGCGTAGAGGGCAGTGGATGATTAATACAAGCTTTGATGTAACCCTAAATTGAAAAAAATATGAGTCGATAATGACTTGAAAAAAAGCCACTAGAAAGTGGCTTTTTTTTATCATTAGGCGAGCGTTAATGTGAATCCGCTGTGCTGAACGCTATATTTTCCAATAGTCACTCTGATCCATTCTCCAGTTTCAAACGAGTTAAATAGCGTTGTATCTTGTTGGCGCTGTTGAGATTTTCTAACTAGTCCCCGCCCCTGGAGCCCAAACTCAACAAAAACACCATAATTCTGAACTGACACGATTTGGGCGTCCACTTGTGTCCCTTCCGGATATTCCGTTTCGAATCTGGTGAGCCGCTGAATCGTTTCGTCGTTTTCGGACGTTTTCGTTACATAGTCTTTCAAACCGCTGAGATCTAGCAAGTCTTGCTGGAATTCATCCGTCAGTAGCTTTGCTGGGCCGACAAAAAATTTCTGATGGTACGACTCCAAATAGTTTATCAATGTTGAACTATTGCTCAAGGCTGTCTGGCGGCTATCTACTTTAAACTGACCCTTGCCAATCAAGTTGTCTGCAATTTTTCTCGCAGGTTGATTTTCTCGAAAAAATACATCTTCCGATATAGTTGATAGGTAATCAATGTTACGTAGAAGGTCTAGGTGGATGAGTCCAGAGGGAGAAATAGCGATCAGATCTTCATCAGTAATCTCATGCGACTGAGCCTCAGACAAAATGCACCCTGCATTCGTGAGGTTAGCAATTTCGTAATATGCCCTTTCTGTAGCGTGTCCAGTTGACTGAAGGAATCCAATTAAGGTCGATACTTTGTGAAAACCTTTCGTTCTATTAGGTCCATATTCTCTGGAGGTGCTTCTAAGCCAAGTTAGAATCGAAAGTCTCATGAACGGATTTGGCAACGAATCTTCAGTGTTCGAATTGAAAAGATTCTTGATGTGCGAATCTGTATCTGAATAAAATTTTCGCTTGCTCTTTAAAAGGATTCTCGCGATCAGGTAGTTGGGGAGTCGATGTTCTCCCAGAGATTGACGCGCCTTAAGAAGTTCGTCTTCTCCTATGTGGCCGCTTTTGCAGAAATCAAGAAGTATCTCCAGTCCTTTTCGTATGTTCCGACCAGCTAATCCAGTAATGATTCGCTTGAAAAAAGTATCTTGGAAAAGTGAGGAAATCATCGATTGAATGTAGGTCGCCACTTCTGTTCGGGCGCACTCCACCTTCATATTGTTAGGGAGAAAGTATGTGAACTTAGAGTGTTGACTTTGTATGACTCTTAATGCGTAACCCAGTCTTTTATAGATGACTTTTTCCAGCAGCGGCGGGTCAATTCTGAAAACAAGATCCTTAATGACAGTATCTAGAGGCGGCTCGTCTCTATACTGATCGTAGGTTGTGTCTCTGAGCGGAAGAAAAACCATGCATGGGAAAGTGTCTTTTAGCCAAGACGCGACATCGAACATTAGTAACTGATCTTCTCGATTTCGTTTGTCGCAATTGTCCAAGACAACTACCAGCAATTTTTCTCCGCCAGTACAGAGGAAATTAATCATGCCGTCCAGCGTGGCTTGATTATTTCGCTGGAGTCGTTCTATTTCGTTATATATCGCATCAATGTACTTTTCAGAGTCTTTTGGGTATAGAGCTGCTCGTCCTCGCTCAACTCTTCCTATTTCGCGATAATATATCTTTTTCAGGATGTCAATGCTGTCGAAATCTATCTTGCTGTTGGTCGTTTTAAGGAGGTCTATGCTCTGCTCTATCACCCAGTCATATATGCGCTCACGGTAGAGTGGAGCTTTATTCAGGTTTATATTGATCCATACCGTTGAATCAACTAGGGGGCGAGGCAATGCCTCAAGCCGAATGTAATCGGTAAAGGTTGACTTCCCGGAACCAACGCCACCAATCAATAAGCAAATTTCATTCTTGATTTTTCTGAAATCAGCTACTTGTTCGATTATTTCTTTAGCAGTGCTAGTGTCTTCGATCAGTCGGGCTTGACTTGAGATGGGTAACGCTGCGCGAATTATCTTATCAATAGGCGCGATATGTGATTGTTTTCTTATTGAAGTAACGTAGGCGTTATGAGCGATAGACGCTCTGTCATCAAGTGTCTCGGGATTGAATAGATATTTGTACTCTATTGATACGTTTGCTCCAAACGAGTTTTCGCCTACACTTTCGTTTGCGATGACTTTTCCACCAAGCATCTGGGTTGGTTTGAAATACAATGCTGTGCTTTTGATAGAGCGAAGGATGATATCAGCTTTTCGTAAGGCGCTTTTCTTTGATGCGAGATCGATTAAATGAGAAAATTCCGCGCTTAATGGATCAAAATCGTCAATGGAGATTGTGATTTCCGGCTCGTCTTTGTCCCAGTAGCTTAGTGCTAGACTGTGCCCGTCGGTCGCTATGATTATTTCGCACGGGTTGATGTTGCGAGCATACGATGAGTTTATTTCCGTCGCATAAAGCCTTGCTTCTCGCATGGCCTCCCGCAAATCTTCCCCAGGTGTTTTTGCTTCTATTATTATGAGTGGAAGGCCGCTGGTAATAATGGCGTAGTCGGGAAAGTAAAGCTTTCCTTTGGTTCCTTTGTCAATTTTCAGCTTTCTAATATCCGACTTAGTTCTAATGTCGGAACCTAAATAACCTAAACCTGACGGAGGGTCGAGAGTCAGAAGTTTGTATATTATTTTTTGCTCAACATCGCTCTCGGTTCTAATGTCTTGCCCTTGAAAAACGTTCGCCATGATCAAATCCTTGAGTGCGCTTGTCATTTTTCGTACCCAACCAATTCCGTCGGGCTAGTTATTGCATGCTTCAGGCAGCATCCTCAACGCGAATACATCGCCCACCAGAACACGTGCCCCAGAATCGATATTTGTTGTTCCTGGATCTGCTGGAACGTGTAGTCCTCGTCTGGATGTTCATCACGATTGAAGCTGCGCAGGCGAATCCCGATCGGGATGCGGTAGACCTGCTTCACACGGAGCTGGCCATTGTGGTTGATGGCGTACATCTCACCGTCGACGATGTCGCTGAGGGAGTTCTTACCCACGTTCACGCCAACCGTCGCGCCGTCGCGCAACACAGGCATCATGCTGTTGCCGCCTACCTTGACGCACTTCGCGTTGCTGAACTGAACGCCGTTGTGGCGTAGGTCCTTCTTGTTGAAGCGCAGTCGCGAGTTGGCGCTTTCCTCAATCGCAAACCTGCCAGATCCGGCCGCCAATTCGACTTCGTGTAGGAAGGGGACGTAGACCTCGTCGTCATCGAGCGGGGTTTCGTCGTCCCAAGTCTCGATGCTTCCTAATTTTACGCTCGGCTGTATGCGGTCCTGCTGCACGCTGGCAACTGTGGATAACAGTCGAGAGCTGACCTCGCTTGCGTCGAAGTTGAGCGCCTTTGCGAGCTTAAGCAGCGCTTCCACATTTAGTGGCACCTTCCCGGTGGCGTATTGGCTGAATGCGCTTTGCCCGGACCATCCGCATGCTTCGGCTACGTCCGCCTGCGTCAGGCTGCGCCCGGCCGCTTTGGCAGCTGATTTCCGCTGTTCGTAGATGGCTTTGAGCCTGGCGCTCTCGGCGACTTCTTCGGGGGTGAGGGGGCGACGTATTTTCATACGAATAAGAGTATTAGCAGAGCTGATATCCAAGCAAACAGCGCTGCTAGTAATTTGTTGCTGATAAAAAGCAGCACTGCTACTATACATGGCAGATATCAAGCCGTGGAAATTCCATGAAAAAGATCCCTTTGAGCAAATACCTAGAAGAGCACGGCACTCAAGCCGCGCTTGCTGCTGCTCTCGGCGTGAACCAGAGCGCGATCTCGCAAATGGTTCGAGCCGGCAGAAGCATTGAAATCACCCTTTATGAAGACGGCCGTATTGAGGCGAATGAGATTCGTCCGATCCCGGCGCGTCCACAGCGCACAGCAGCCTGAGGCAGTCATTGCTTACTGCCCGAACAAATGATCGCCCACGCACTGGCAGGGCGCCACGGAAACAAAATTGAGGTTTTACGAATGGAAGATTTTCTGCGGGCTTGCCAGAGCGCTGTCCTGGATAACGAAGCCAAGACCTTGGCTGCAAAGATGGGCGTTCCACACGTCGGATTGCTTCAACGCGCCAACCCGGACAACGACGCACACCATCTGACCGTGGAGCATTTGTTCGGAGTTCTGTTGCACACAGGCGACATGCGACCTCTGGCAACACTGGCGAACGAGTTCGGTTTTGACCTCGTAGCGAAAGCTGCACCGGAACCAGAAGCGCTGACCAAATCACTGATCAACGTCGGCAAAGAAGTCGCCGATCTGACCATCGCGGTGCACCAAGCACTGGATGACAACCACGTCAGCTCATTCGAAAAAAACCTGATCCGTCAGGAAATCGATCACGTTCGGCAGAGCTTGGACGTGATGGATGCCTCGGTAAAGGCCGCCTGAATCCCGGGCACAAAAAAGCCGACGGAGAAGGTCGGCTGATTCGCAAAACTAGAGAGGCGCGATTATGCAGAGCCAGCCAAATTCCAGCAATACCCAGAACAATGTCGCGACACGTTTCCAGAAATCGCAAAATGTGTCGCGTACCACCTCAGTAATTCCTTTCGACTTTGATGGTGCCGCTATCCGCGTCATCACCGACGAGCTCGGTGATCCGTGGTTCGTTGCCCGTGACGTAGCCGACGCCTTGGGTTATGCAAAGCCAGAGAACGCGATCTCCCGTCACTGCAAGGCCGCGACCACTACCCCGAAACAGGGTGGTGGTTTCATGACCGTCATTCCTGAGCGCGATGTCTACCGACTGGTGATGCGCTCCAAGCTGGTTGGTGCCGAACGCTTCGAAGACTGGGTAGTGGGTGAGGTGCTGCCTAGCATTCGCAAAACCGGAAAGTACGAAGCTGCCAGCCCGAGCAGTTCAAAAGTTGTAGGTGAACTGGCACTCATGGAGTGCTACACGCGCTTGCTGAAGCCGTCGCCGTCCAGCCAGGTGATGATGCTGGCGAGGATCGCCACCAATAACGGTCTGGAGTCGAGTTTCCTTCCGGGTTACGCCGTGGATGCTGCGCCGGATGCCACTGTCGGCAGTTCGATGCCGACCAAGGCCATAACCGCGCTGATCAAAGATCACTGCATCGCCAGTACCGCACGCACTTTCAACATTGCACTGGAAGCTCACGGCTTCCTCAAAGTCCTTCAGCGCAAAAACTCCAAACAAGAGATGGTCGACTTCTGGTCAGTGACTAACAAGGGGCTGACCTACGGCAAGAACCTCACCAGCCCGCAATGCCCCCGCGAAACCCAGCCTCACTGGTATGTCGATCGTTTCCCTGAGCTGGCCAAACTGGTCGGGAAGGCCTGATATGCAATTCACCGTCACGATCAATCAGGTGAAGGCGCTGGAGTGGGGGCTGAATTCTCAGCAAGCTCTGCTGTTCGCCTTCGTCTACGGCTGCCCGAGCTGGACCAAGCCATTCAAGACTGACGACGGGATCTTCTTCGCGCTGAGCAAGGCCAAGATCATCGAGGAGCTGCCGCTGCTCACTGACAAGCCAGACACTGCTTATCGCATGCTGAAGGCCCTGGAAGATGCGGGTTTGATTGAGCTTTCCAGCACTTCGAACATCACTCTGTTCCGCCTGACCGAGAAGGCAATCGAGTGGAACCAGAAGCTCGACGGGTCGGAAAAATATCCGACCCCACCAAAGAACGAGGGTCGGAAAAAAATCCGATCTATCTCGGAAAAAAATCCGAGCAAGGTCGGAGAAAAATCCGAACAAGGGTCGGAAAAATCTCCGACAAATCAGGATACCAATCATCAGGGTACCGATCAGGATACCAGTCAGGACTTGCAAGACGGCCCGGACGAGCCGGCCCGCAATCTGGTCCTGGTGGTTGATCGCACCGATGCGCCACGGGTTGAGATTCCCGCTGACATGCCGGGCCCGAAAGACCAGTCCTGCAAAACCTTCAAGGTCTGGGCGAACTACGCCATGGCCTACCGCAAGCGCTACAGCACCTGGCCGGTGTGGAACGCCAAGGTTGGTGGCCAGCTCGGTCAACTGGTCGACCGCCTCGGTGCCGATGTCGCTCACCACGTCGCTGCACACTTCCTGAAAACCGCCGATGCCGCGGTGCTGCGCAAGTGCCACAGCCTCAACGAGCTGCTGGCCAACGCAGAGAGCTACCACACCCAGTGGGTGACCGGTCAGCGCATCAACGGCACAACAGCACGCCAGATGGAACGGACCGAAGCGAACGTCTCCGCCGCCGAGCAGGCCGCGCAAATGGTCTTGGCTAAGCGCCAAGCAGGGGAGCGCAATGAATACCTTTGAAATGAACGACCAGCAAGTTGCCGGGCTCGCTGCCGCGATCTGCGCCACCGCCGAGGCCATGGGTCAGGAAATGAACCCAGGCACTGCGGCGATCATGGCTGAAGACCTCTGCGCTTACCCGGTGCCGGTCGTGAAATCCGCGCTGAAAGCTTGTCGCTTTGAGGTGAAAGGCAAGTTGGCCATGGCTGACATCCTCCAGCGCGTCCAGGTTGCTGATGGTCGCCCGGGCAAGGACGAAGCATGGGCGATCGCCATGACCACGAATGACGAGTTTGAAACCGTGGTGCTGACCGACGAGATTCAGCTCGCGCTGGCTGCCGCAAAACCTGTCCTCGATGCCGGCGACAAGATTGGTGCGCGTATGGCTTTCAACAGCGCTTACGAGCGCTTGGTGGTGCAGGCTCGGGAGGACAACAAAAACGTCAATTGGCACGTGTCGGTCGGTTTCGACGCCAACCGCCGCACCCAGGCGATCACCAAGGCGGTGCAGATGCAACGGATCCCACATGAACGCGGGCAGCTGTACTTGGCCGACTTGAGTGTCGCGCCGGTTACCGAAGACGGCCGGGCCGTCGTTGCGCTGCTGACCGGTGATGCAGCGCGGCCTTCGCCAAAACTGCGCGAGAAGCTCGCCGCGGTGAAGGATTCGATGCGCGCCATGCGCCAAGCATCGGCCGAGGAAAAAACAGAACTGCGAATTCTGGCAGCCAATGAGCTGGCGGATCGCCGGGCGCTGCTTATCCAGCAGTCCGAACAATTGGAAGCAAGGAGTGCGGCTCAATGACCATCGACAAACAGAAACTCCAGAAACTGCTGTGGGCCGAAGCTGCGTCCTACCGTGCCGACTGCGCAGACTGGAAGCGCAACACCGAGGCGCTGCAGGACTTTCTCGGGGAGAAAACCGTGGAAGAGGTGGCGCTTGGGTTGCTGGCCGAGAACGAGCGACTGACACAGCAACTCGGCGATCTGATCAACGGATTGCCGAACAAGGTGGCCACCCATGGCTGACAAAATCTCCGTGAACTGTCAGGCGAAACTCTCCGAGGCCATCACGAAGCTTAACGCCATGTACCGCGACAAGAAGTTCGTCGTCGTATCGCTGCGCCCGGGAAAGGACCGCACGCTCGACCAAAACCGGCTGTGGTTCGCGATGTACAAGCGCATCGCAGAGATGACCCAGATTGGCGATGAGGCCGACGCTCGCCGGTACTGCAAGTTGCACGTCGGCGTGCAGATCCTGCTGAACGAGGATGCCGGTTTTCAGGCCGAGTGGTACCGCGTCATGCGCCACCTCCCGTACGAGACGAAGCTGGCCATGATGGGCGGCTGCAAACTCTTCGGGCCAGACGGTTTCCCGGTGACCAGCCTGTTCAACCGCGCTCAAGGCGTGGCGTACACCGACCGCATCGTCGCGCGCTTCGCTCCGCAGGGCGTGTATTTCGATGACCTGCTAAGCCAGGAGGCTGCATGACGATTGAGCGGAAGCAGCCCAAACCGAAGAAATGCCGCGTTGATACTTGCAGGGCCTCGTTCGTCCCATCGCGGATGGGGCAGGCAGTTTGCAGCCCGGCCTGTGCAGCAATTGATGCCCCGCGTCATCAAGAGAAAGCTCGCAAGGCAATCGACCAGTGCGAGCGTCGCGAGATCAAAGTCCGTAGGGAGAAGCTGAAGAGCAGGGCGGAGCACATGCGCGAAGCCCAGGCCGCGTTCAACGAGTGGATCCGCCTGCGTGATGCCGATCGCCCTTGCGTGAGCTGCGGTCGGCACCACGAAGGCCAATATCACGCGGGGCACTACCGCTCTGTGGGGGCGAACCCGGAGCTACGATTCGAACCGCTGAACGTTTGGAAGCAGTGCGCGCCGTGCAACACGCATCTGTCCGGCAACCTGGTGAATTACCGGATTTCGCTCCTGCAGCTGATAGGGGCGGAACAAGTCGAGTGGCTTGAAGGGCCTCATGAACCCTGCAAGCACACCGTCGAAGAAATCAAAAATATCAAGGCCGAATATAGGGCGAAAACAAGGGAACTGAAGAGGACGGCAGCATGAAAATCCATTCCGCGCGCCAAGCTTGGCACGACTGCAACTACAACCCGGCCCCGGGCCAAACTTCTGATGCTGCTGAATTGGGTGTGGTGGTGCAGAGCACTGAGCGAGGCCCGACAGCGAATCCCGCGATGCACGCAACGCTAGCCGGTCATATTCAGTCGGCTATCGCACGGCTTCACTTTCAACTTCGGGCTTTCGGCAATGCCATGTATGCGGCTCAGCCGACAGATGATGATCGGGAGGAGGCCGAAGCTGCGGTTTTCAATCTTGCATGTTCGCGAGCAGCACGCATGACCACCAGCAAGCGGGAGCGGGCCGAGTACGTTGCCAAGGGCGTGTTTCGTCGTTACCGCTACATGCACCAAGGCGGACAATCGGCCAACGCAGATCCGCTGATAAAGCCCGAGTTGTTCCGAGCCTGGATGAAAGGGGAGTACGAAGTCGAGCTGCCGTCCGCAGCCTGGGGCCGTGATTGGGAGCCATTCGTGCAGCTTTGCTTCGATGCCTGTTACGACATCGACGCTCGGGCATTGAGTCCAATCGGCGGAGTGATTTACAAGATGAAAGAGGCCGCTTGACTTCCCGCACGGCTGAGGGCATCATTTCCCCATAGTTAGTATTTTGCCTACGGCAAGTTACTTAAGAGCCGGCCAGTGAGCCGGTTTTTTTATGTCCGCCAGAAAGCAAAAAGCCCCGACATCTTCGGGGCTTTTTTATGCGCGGTGCCTCGTCCTAAATAAGGTTTACACCTTCTGGCTTCTTATCAGGAGGGTGCAATGGAGACGGGCGAAAAGCGCAGTCAGCGCGATTACACACTGACTTTTAAATTGTCGGTTGTCGATCAGGTCG